GACCGCCTGGTCGCATACGCCCGCGACAGGTTCAAGTGGGAGCTCATGCCGTGGGCCGTCCTGGCAATGGCGCACCTCGTTGCCTGGCGCTCGGAGACCGACGAGCCGGCGGTGCGGGTGATGGTCATCCAGGTCGCCCGCGGTGCCGGGAAAACCTCGATGGCCGGCATTCTGTCCGCCTGGACGCTCGAGGAGGCGGCGCGGGCCGGCAGGAAGTCCGAGGTGGTAGTTCTCGCGACACAGATGGAGAAGGCGGCCCTCGTCCAGAAGCTGATCAAGGACACCATCGGCTCGGACGACGAGCTCTGGGAGTTCTATGGCGGCAACATGAGCACGGTCGGCGCGCTGTGCAAGCACCCCGGCGGCGAGGTGAAGTGCCGCCCGTCGACCGTCAAGAACGCGGACGGGATCACGCCGACGCTTCTAGTCTGCGACGAGGCGGCGCGAATGGATGAGACCTTCAGCCGGGCCCTGTCGTCGATGAGTAAGGTGCGCGGATCGCAGATGCTGGTGGTCACGACCCCAGACGCCGAGCAGTTCCAGAACCCCTACGGCTCGATCATCCGGCAGCTCGAGAAGGCGTACGACTCCGGCGAACGACCGACGGACGGCCTGTGCGGCATGATCTTCGGCATCGACCCGGACGACCGGCCGGACTCCGCGGACGCCTGGGCAAAGGCCCACCCCGGTCTTGGCGTGCACACGACCGTCGCGCAGTACGAGTTCCAGAAACGCACGCTTCTGGACAGCGGAAACCCGCGGGACCGGGAGGAGTTCTACACGCAGCAGCTCGCGACGTTCACGGACGATCTGTCGGGCGCCCTGCCGCTTGCGCTCTTCGACGCGTGCGTCTCCGAGTGGGACCTTGCGGCTGCCCGCGGCCTGCCTGGCGTCATCGGCATCGACTTCAGCCAGGGCGGCTGGGCCACGGGCAGCCAGTGCGACCTGACCAGCCTGAACCTGTCCGTCTGGGACGGCCAGAACCTCCTCTCGAGGAGCTGGCACTATTGGGCAGGGAACGACATCGCCGCCGACGAGCAGCGCAGCCACCAGCCGCTGCGCGAGTGGCGCGACTCCAACCGGCTGACGGTCTTCGGGAACACCGTCGACTACAGCGTCATAGAGCGCCAGCTTGAGGTACTGGCGAACTTGGTCAGCCTGAAGCACTTCGTGGCAGACCCGGCCGGCAAGGCCGCCGCCTGGTGCGAAAGCATGGAGCGGAAGCACGGCTGGTCGTGGTCCCGGGCGCCCCAGAACGTCGTCTTCATGGGCTCGGCCTGGGCGATTTGGGCGGACATGGTCCGCGGCAAGCAGATTCGTTTCGCCCCGGACCCCGTCCTGCGGGCCAACCTCGCGCACTGCCGGCTGCGGCCCGGCGACACGGGCCTGCACGTCCCCAGCAAGGGCCGCTCGGCCAGCAACATCGACGCCGTAACGGCGTGTTGCATGGCAGTGAAGGTCATGCAAGACCGCGAAATGCTGCAACAGACCATGTACACCGCGGACCCGTTGAAAATCGCGTTCTGAAGTTTTGTCGGCATTCTGCAGATCCGCTTGCATTGGATGCCGCGATTGCTTCAAGTTCGCCCAATGGCGTTCTGGAGCAGGATCTTCAGGAAGGCATCGCCCAACATCAACTGGGAGACGCCGCTCAACTACGTGCAGGGAAGCGTCGTCGACCTTCCGGCCGTGCAGCGGTGCATCCACCAGATCGCCTCCGACCTGGCGCGAATCCCGGTCCACGTCCACGACCGCCAGGGGAACGCGGTCGAGGGATCCACCGTCGAGGACCTCCTCACCGGGCAGGCGTGGGGCGACGCCCTGACCGGGCCGGACCTCCGGCGGTGGATGGTCGCCGAAGCGCTGACCACCGGGAACGCGTTCGCCATCATCGACATCGACCAGCAGGGCAACCCGATCTCGCTGCGCCCAATCTCGTCCGGCGACGTCCGCGTCGAGGAGCAGACCTCCGGCGATCTCGTCTGGTACTACAAGAACGTCCCGTTCGACTACGGCATGGCGCTGCACTGGAAGGCGCTCCCGTCCACCGACAATCCCTATTGGGGCACGTCGCCGCTCTCCGCGTGCTCCACGACGCTGCAGGCGCTCGCAGACCTCGAGGCCGTGTTCAAGGCCTCGGCGCCGACCGGCCTGATCGGGAAGGTCGCCTTCAGCCACCCGGGGGCCCTGCAGCCGGCCGTCCGCGACGCCATGCGCACCGCGTTCATGACGCAGCACGGCACCGCAAGCACGGCCGCGACCCCGATCTTCGTCGGCGAGGGAATGACCGTCGCGCAGCTCGCGCAGCAGATGGCGAAGGACATGGGCGCCGCAAGGGCAGCCGGCGTCAAGGAGGTCGCGGCCCTGTTCGGCGTCCCGGCCGCCATGCTCGACATGAGCGACGCCCGGACGCAGCCGGAGATCGCGCAGCTCTACGCGAACAGCCTCGCCGCATGGAGCATCACGTGGACCGCCGAGCTCTCGTCGAAGCTCGCGGCCCCGGGAACCACGGTTGCGTTCGACTTCAGCCCGATCACCCAGGGCGATTTCCGCACCGCGGGGAGGGCGTACGCCCAGCTGCTGCAGGTCGGCGCCCTCGCCCCGAACGACGTCCGCCGCCGGCTTGGCTTCGCGCCGTGGCCGGGGCTGGACGAGCCGAAGCCGGTCATCAGCGGCGTGACGCCGCAGCAGGACGGCGTCTCCGAGGAGCAGCCTGATGCGTGAGATCCGTGCGCAGATCACCGAGGCGACCGAGGGCAAGGTCCGCGGCTACGCGGCCGTCTTCAACACGTGGAGCCTTCCAATCACCGAGCGCGGCCGCACGTTCCGCGAGCGGTTCGCGCCCGGCGCGCTGAAGCCCGAGGGAAACGTCAGCCTGTGGTGGATGCACGACCACAAGGATCCGCTTGCCAACACGCGCAGCGGCACGCTCGCCATCTCGGAGGACGAGAAGGGGATCGCCTTCGAGGCGGACCTCGGCGACGGCCAGAGGGCCGCGGAGATCCGCGACCTCGTCAAGCGCGGGGTGGTGAGCCAGATGAGCATTGGCTTCGTCGTCGAAGCCGACACCTGGGAGGGTGCGTCCTCCCGAACGGTCACCCGTGCGCGACTGCACGAGGTGAGCCTTGTCGAGAACGCCGCATACGGGGCCGCGACCTTCGCGGAGGTCCGCGGCAAGAAGGAGCCTGCAATGGGACTTAAGGAGAACCGGGCGCGCGTTGCCGAGCTTCGCGCCGAGTACGAGGGTGCGTCGGAGGATCGCCAGCTCGAGATCCTCACCCAGATCGAGGAGACCGAAGCCGCCATCCGCGCCGCTAAGGACTCCTTCGAGACGTCCGTCAAGGCGACGGTGAAGAACAACAACCCGCAGTCGGGTAGCGTGCGCATCTCCGCGCCGCCGCGCGACGAGGTCCGCGAGTGGTTCCGCGGCGGCTGGCGCGAGCAGCGCACCATCGGCCTCGCCATCACCGGCGGCACGGCCAACATGGGCGCCAACGCCGTCGTGCCGCAGCTTTCCGGGGAGTTCGTCAAGGCGCTCGACCAGGAGTCGGTCATGCGCCAGCTCTGCACGGTCGAGACCCGCGGCGTCGACACCGACGTCTCGGTCATCAACGCCCGCATGACGGCCTCGCTCATCGGCGAAGGCGCCGCCTACAGCGACCAGGACTTCACCACCACGAAGGTGCAGTTCACCTCGTACAAGTCGGGCGTGAAGACCGACGTGACCGAGGAGGCGCTCGAGGACACCGTCTGGGACGTCGCGACCAACGTCGTCCAGGAGCACGCCCGCGCCCACAGCCGACTGTGGGAGGGCTACTTCGCGACGGGCACGGGCTCGAGCCAGCCGCGCGGCGTGTTCCACTCGGGAACGGGCTACAACGGCGACGTGACCTACACGGCCGGCGCTGCGCCGACCATCGACAAGGTGATCGACCTGTTCTACAAGCTCAACCCGGCGTACCTCCCGGGCGCGTCCTGGCTGATGAACCAGGCGCTCTGGGGAGTCATCGTGAAGAGCGGCGTGGCGAGCAACAAGCTCATCATGAACGGCGAGAACGGCAACATCCTCAAGGACGGCGCCGTGGCGCTGTTCATGGGCAAGCCGGTCTACGTGTCGGAGTTCGCTCCGACCGCCTACACGGCGACCACCCGGAGCGTGCTGTTCGGCGACTTCAAGCGCGGTTACCGCATCATCGACCGCACCACCATCAACTTCACGGTGGACGACGTCTCCCAGCGCAGCTCGGGCATCATCCGGTACTCGAGCCGGATGCGCTGCGACGCCAAGCCGGTGGACACCAGCGCCATCGTCGCGCTGCGGTCGGCCTGATCCGTTTCCATCACGTGCCACGGGGCAGGGGCTTCGGCCCTTGCCCCGTGGTTGCGGGGACAAAGCATGGCGACGATTCCGACAACAGCGGAGTGCAAGGCGTGGCTGAAGATCAGCCACTCGGGCGACGACGCAATCATCGCGCAGATGATCAGCGCGGCATGGGACGAGTACACGACGGCTACCGGGCGCCTTCAGAATGACCTAAAGGACTCGGAGAAGGTCTACCTGATGGAGCGCGTCGGGCAGCTCTTCGGCTATCGCGGAGACGACTCCGTCGCCCCAAGTACGTGGTTTACCGATGCCCTTCGTCGGCAATTCAACCCAAACAGCGTGGGGTAGCAGGTGGCAGGCGCCGGATATAGACGCGACCAGTTCGACTACCAGGCGCCGACCGTGACGGCCAACACGGCGGGCCAGCAATCCACGTCCTGGACGACGGTCGCAACCATTGCCGGAGTGCTCACGCCGACGCAGCGCGAGGTAATGGACGACATGGGCGTCGCGATTCGCACAGACGTCGTAATTGAGGCGTCTTGGCACCCGTCGGTGAACGCCGGTGGTCGCCTGGTCGATGCCACCGATGGACGCATCTACCAGATTACTGGTGCAATCGACCCTGACGGCGGCCGCAGGCGACGGCTGCGGATCACGGCGACGCACGTTGACAGCGCCAACGGCATTGGAGCACCGGAGCCAGCATGATCAAGGCGGCGCTGAACTCCGTGCTGGTCCGCTCGCGCCTGCTCGCAATGAACGAGCAGGCCAGATACCGTGCGTACAACGTCTCGATGCGGCGAGCCGCTGCCCCGGTCGTCCGGGAGCTGCAGCGGTCCTGGGGAAACGCTCGCCGGAACAGCGGAATCGTCACGGGGGAAATCGGCGACGGCCAGCAAACAAAGCTCACGATCCGTCGACGAGGCAGGGCCGCCGGTTTCGCCCGGCTTGAGATCGGGGCCAACTACCGCCTCGGCGGGCTGGTCAAGCTCTGGCACATTCTGGAACATGGGTCCAGGCACTACGGGCGCTCGGCCGCGTACCAGACGATGGGCGCCGAAGCCAACCGGCTCAAGCGCCAACGGTCCCTGTTCTTCGGCGAACAAGCTAAAGCAGCCGGCGGCATTCCCAAGGGCAAGGATGCCCGCAAAGCGTTCTATCGCGGCGTCCGCGCGGCCTGGAACGCAAGGAAGCCCGAGGCGGACGCAATCGTCGCCAAGGCCAATCAAGCGCGTCTGCGCCGTCGGGATGAGGCGCGTGCCGGCGGAAGCCGGCGGATGCCCGGTTTCAAGGTATCGACAAAAATCGCCACGCGCCGCGTTGACGATGTAGCCAGGCGCGCTCGGGAATACCTGCTTGCCGAGGTAACGAAACCCCTGCGCCGGAGGGCTGCCTGATGCCGACCGGGACGCTGCTTGAGGCCCTTTACGCGAAGCTCGACGCAGGGCTGGCGGTGCCTGTCAGTTCGGAGCTGCGCCGGCAAGGCGACGCGACGCCGGCCGTCGTCTACGAGGTCACGGGCATGACCGTGTTTCTTGACAGCGCCGGGATCAACCTGGACAGCGGCCAGCTGCGGGTGCGAATGGACTGCGTTGCTGACAGCGCGGTGCTCGCATGGACCACGGCGCAGGCCGCCCTAAACGCCATTGACGGCACGTGGACGCAATCGGGCTGGAAGTTCCAGCTCACGGCGGCGGAGCTAGCGCAGTCGCGCGCCGCACCGGACGACGGGCAGGCAGATGCGGAGCGCATCTGCACGCTCAACGCGGAGTTCCAGTACATGGAGGGCACGTAATGCCATCGAGAGTCGTAGGTTGGGGTGGGACGCTGACGTTCGGCGGAACCGCCATTCCCGTCCGCAACGTGACGATCACCCGCCAGACGCAGGAGATCGACGTCACCGCCCACGGCGATACCTCCGTAAAGAGTGGGCCAGGGAGGGTCAAGCGCGGTGGCACGTTCGAGGCGTACGTCGGCACTGGTCACGCCAACGTGGTGACCGCAATCGAGACCCCGACCTGGGCGAGCCTCCCGACCCTCTCATTCAACGACGCTGGCGGTAACACCCATTCGATGGAGGTGATCGTCACCAGCGCTGAGTTCAGCTACGCGGCCGAGGACGCAGCCGTCTACACGGTCACCTTTGTCGAGGGGCTCGAGGTCACGTGAGCACCAACCAGCCATCCTGGCGCCCCGTGGACCTCGACGGTGTCGGAGCCGTCGAGGTCCGCGAGGTTCGCGTCCGAGACACCGTCGGAATCGACCTTGCAGACCCGGGCTGGATACACGTGCTCGTACGACACGCAGACGGTACGCCGTTCACCAGGGACGAGGTCCTTGACCTCCCGCTCGCGGCCGGCAACGCCCTCGCGCAAGAGGTACTGCAGACACACCCTACTCGGCGGCCGAGCGCCGCCTCTGGAGGCTGATGCCGAGCATGGACGCGCCGCTTGGACTTGCACAAGAGCTTACGACCATGGAGCGGGTCGAATACCTGCTCACGGTGGTCGCGTGCTCATTGACCGGGAGGCCTCCGCACGTTCTGCTTCCCTGGCGCGCGGCAGGCATTGCGTCGTTCCGCGAGGCGGTGCACCGTGGCTAGCGCGAACATGAAGGCGGTAATCACGCTGACCGCAGACGCCAGAGGCGTCACGGCTGGAGTGAACTCCGCGCTCGCGCAGCTCAACAAGCTGCAGAACGCAGCAATGGAGATTCGCGGCATACTCGTGGCTGGCGTGGTTGGAAACCTTGTCCGCAACGCTGCGCAGGCCGCCATGGGCGAGTTTTCCCGCCTCAAGGACCTCGGCAGCGAGTTCAGCCCGCAAGGTATGCAAGCCGCGCAGGAACTTGCTTCGGCGCAATTTGCTTCCGACGTGAAGCTCGGACAGGCATTCGGTGAGTTTGCCGAACAGGTTGACCGAATCAAGATGGCCGAGCTGCGCGAGCTCACCGACTACCTGGTTCAGAACAAGGACGCAATCGGCGAAGCCATGGTCAATATTGCCATCTTCGGTGCAGCCATTGCGGACCTGACCGCGCAGCTCGTGGTCGGTACCGCGAAACTCATCAATCGAGCGGCATCGGAGCCAGGGCTGCTTCTGGCGGAAAGCGCGGCCAGGGGAGCGCTGATGATGGCTTCCCCCGGCGCCTACGGGCCAGGCCAATCCGTCGCTATCGACGAGATTGTCCGCATCCTGCGCGAAAGGCTTGGTGGGAACTGATGCCGCAGCTCATCCGCAAGCCCGAGACCGACAGCGTCCTGCTACCGAGCCCCGGCGAGGAGGCTCGTTGGGTGGAGTCATTCATCTACGCGGACGATGTCGCCAAGACGGTGTGGGACGTCGCAAACGACGCGCTGGTGCCGAAACAGGGCCAACGGCGCGCGACTACCGGGACACCGGGCGGCGATTTCTACCGCAGCATGGTCTGCCGCAGCGTGGAGATCACGCCCGTTCCAAGCTCACCGCTCGCGTGGAACGTGCGCGTCACTTGGTCGACACGGCGCAGCAAGGACGGCAACGGCAGCCGGCCGTGGTACCAGATCACGCGAACCACCCAGCACCGAACCGCCGCCATGTATCGGTCCGGCAACGCCATCTTCTCCGGCGTGCCGGCCGACGGAACGGTGACCTACCCGCCCAGCGCGTACATGGGCGGAAACAAGGTCGACGTCGGTGGACAGCCCTTGCAAGTCAAGATCGCGCAGCAGCTAATCCAGGTCGACTTCCTCTGGGACAGGACGAAGAACACGGCGAACGGTCTTGGCGGCGGTTTCGCATCCAGCCCTGATCCGCCGACCGAGTGGACCTCTGTCTACACCAACACAAGGAACAACGGGACGTTCCTCGGCTGGCCGGCCGGCTACGTGACCTACCTGGGATTCACGTCGAACCACACCACGGACGAGTGGATGGTGGTGAGCCACCGCTTCCTGGCCGACGATTGGCAACACCTTGAGCAGCGCCCAGCCCCAAACGTCGCGGGCGCGCCGCCGCGCCTCGGGCTTGGACTCACTTGGGGAACCGGCGCCACGGCAGTCCAGGTGCGTAGCGTCGAATACGTCGTGTGGTACCAGCCCTACGAGACGCTCGAGAACTTCGCGACCCTTCTCAACTTCGACCTCGGCAGCGGGAACATCGCCACGCAAATCTCCACACCGGGACCTGCCTGGTAATGCCATCACAACGACCAATCTTTAACCGAGGCCTGTTTGGCAGGGCGAACGCCGAGGTATGCAACCTCTGGACCGACAGCGCCTCGATGGTGTCGGAGAACGCAGAGGGGATCCGGTGGGCCACAGACCAGCTCCAGCGTGTCACGCCCGCGAATACATGGCTGGCGAAGACAACGGCAGCCGTCCAGATCACTCCAAACCGTTGGAAGTATCGGTTCGAGCCGTTCACGATCAACGTGACTACGGCCCTTCCGGTTTCGGTGCCTGGCGAGTTTGGAAAGAGCCCGTCCACCACCAACCCCGAGGACTACGCCTACAACATCCGCGAACTGCGCAACACATCCACGACCGTAGACGGTTCGCCGCTTACGACCGGAGCCTCCATCGGGCCGGTTGGGAGCTCAGTGCTAGAGAACGGCCAATGGAACCTGCAGCTACTCGAGGGCTACGTCTGGATGCACGTTGAATACGACATCGAGGGGAAGTCGCTGTTCTGGTTCGACGCAACCAATCCAATCAATTGTTTCCAGGAGCAGGAATGATGAGCAGGCGATACATCAGCAGCTTTTGGCCGGAAAGCGACGGCTCCACGCTCACGCTGGACTTCACCACGGGCGTACTCGATTCGCGCCTGACGTTCACGCGGGCGAGCACGACGGCGACGTACATCAATTCGAGCGGCTACGTCACGACGGCAGGCACGGACGTCCCCCGCTTCGACCACGACCCGACCACGCTGGCACCGCGAGGGCTGCTGATTGAGGCTGCGGCGACGAACCTTTTGAACTGGAGCGCGTCGTTCGCCACCAGCGGCGGAACGAACAACAACTGGGCCGATACCAGCATCACGCGCACGACAGGGCAGGCCGATCCGGCGAACGGTACGACGGCCATCCGATTTACGGCATCCGCAGGAAATGCGACCGTCATCAGCAGCGCGGCCATTGGGACATCGGCAGCGCGGACGTTCAGCGTGTGGTTGCGCCGCGTGACTGGCACCGGGAACATCCAGTACACGCAGAACAACGGCACGAACTGGACCACACAAGCCATTACGGCGACATGGACTCGCTACACGTTCACGCACACGGTCGATCATCGCGTCGGCATTCGCATCGTGACGAGCGGCGACGCCATCGAAATGTGGGGCGCACAACTGGAAACAGGCTCCGGTGCCTCCTCGTACATCCCCACGGGCGCAAGCACGGCGACGAGGAACCCGGACAACTGCGAACTCCTCAATCTCACCACGATGGGATTCAATGCCAGCGCGGGGACGATCTATGTTGATACGGGAACCAGAATTGGAACTGGCGGCCGTTCGTATTCGTTCATGCCAACCAGCGGAATCAACGATCAGATATTTGAGGGTAATGGATTCCTGCTGAATGTGTATTCGTCTGGAACATTTGTCGCGCAGATCGGAACGGGAACGGCAAGTGCAGCGAAGATCGCTGCTGCGTATGCGGTGAACGATTACGCGGTCAGCGTCAATGGCGGCGCACCATCGACAGATACCGCTGGTGCGTTGCCGACAACCATTGCGAAACTCACCATCGGAGCGCGTGATTCATCGAGCGTAACGCAGATGAACGGCTGCATCCGCGTGTTCAAGTACTGGCCGACCCGCCTTCCCAACGCCCAACTCCAGAGCCTCACCACATGACCGACTTCATGCTCCGCACCGACACCGAGGCGCAGATGGACGATGCGCTGGAAGCCGCAGGACTGCTGGTCGAGGTCGATCAGGGCGAGGGCGAGATCGCGCTCATGCCCGTCCCCGGCTGCTATGTGGACCGCATCGGGCCGATCCCGGCGCAGCTCGACCCCGAGGGCGAGGTGATCAGGCCGAGCGACACCCGGTTCCACGCCAACATCCGCGTCACGTTCGAGCTCACGCCCGAGCAGATCGAGGCGCTGCCGACGTTCACCCCGACGCCGGGGATTCCCTACAGGGTGTTTGCGTGAGGGCGCTTGCGGTCATTCTCTTGACCGGATGCGCCTCTGCTACTGGCACCATCAGTAGCGAGACGAATGATGTCCGGTCTGCGGCTAATCGCGCCAGGGATCATCTTGCCCAAGCACAGCGCGAGCTGGACGAGATCGAAACGTCAGCCGCGAAGGTCCACGCGTCCGTGGCCTACGTCCAGGACACCGAAAGCCCCGTCTGGGGAGCAATGAAGTTTCTTTCAGTGGCGGTCGCAGCCGTGGCCGCCGCAGCAATTGTCTACAGGGTCAAGAGATGACGACCGACCAGCAACTAATCATCTGGATCATCGTGACCGTTACGGCGGCCTTTGGGGCAGGGTGCTCCCTGGGATCGACCTTTCGCAGCAAGCACCCCAAGAAGGTGTCCCATGCTCGCCGCAAGTGATTTCGGATTTACCGTCTTGGTCATCATCGCCCTGGTCGCCGCCGGCGCGTGGGGCGGCTTTTGGTGGTGCAGGAAGCATTCCCGGTGAACAAGCGCTGCTGCTGCAACCCGGCAGGGAATTGCTGCAACTGCGAAGTCTGCGGCGGTGCCGTCTACATCACTTGGATGTTCCAGTTCGGCGGGCACGGCGAAGAGAAGGTCACGGGGACGAACACGGACTGCCCGTGCGACTCAATTCACACCGAGTCGTTGACCGCCACCGGATATTCAAGCCCAGGTGCGTGCTCCGGCTTCTGCAAGACCTGTCCGCGGGCAAAGTGCGTCGGAGACAACCCGCCGCGACCGCGCGACTACAGCCACCGGTACAGGCTCGCTTCCGGGGTGAACATCCCCGGTGTCACGCTGCGCTGCGCCTGCCAGGAGGTTTCGTACTCCGACGTACAGCTCTACTGGTGCGTGGAGAACGAGGAAGAGGTCGTCGCGGATACGTCGCTGCAGTACACGGCTCGCAGGTGGACTTGCGACTACTCGCCAGGCACCGTTTACATGAACTACTTCACGCCGAACGGCGGGGCAGAGGGCGGCTGTTGTGCCATAGCCTACGATTGGTCGACGTACCAGGATCCTGCCGCCGACAAGGTGGTCGCGTGCGTTCCGGTGATCAAGTTCACGGCGCGCGCCAAGTATCAGGATTATTGCGTCGCCTACCGAATGGCAAGGACGGGAAATGCGCGTCGAGCGGTCGTTGAGCTCGGCTACTTCCGAATCCTGGACGAGAACGACGACGTCATTCACGAGTGGCTGCTCGCCGACTACACGCTCGAGGAACTGCGCGTCGAGATAGACGCGGTGTCGGATCTGATCTGCGAAGCCGCGTACGGCGGTGACCAATTCACCCACGACCTCCCGGCCGCGTGGTTCGTGGATCAGGACGTGGCAATTCCTGTAGACAACGCGAACAACGTCCCGCCTCCTCGGGTGGCGATCAAGTTCGGAACCATGACGCTCGGCACCAAGACGGAGTTCAAGCAGCCCGGCGCTGGGGCGCAATGGAACGTCACGGACAACCTGAACGGCTACTTGATGATGCCGGTGCAGCCGGTCGACGGCGTAATCGACTTCCACCCGCTCTGGGCTGGGCCTACAGATCCCGCTGCCGCCGAGGACTGCTTCTGCCGAGGCTTCTGCGGACAGGTTCTTGGGCCGGGCCAGACGCTCCCCGGCGATTGGTGGGCAACGAACTGCCCGTCGTACCTGCAGGGCGGGATTCTGGGCCAGTGGCCGAACATCAACTGCCTGGAGCGCGACACCGACTGCAACGTGATCGGCCCCCAGAGCGGCTGCGACCCCGACGTTCCTTCGTGGGGCATATACGGCTTCTGGGTGAACTGCGGCCCTGCGGGAACCTTTACCTACGGCGAGGGGCTGCGCTTCGAGTCCGTAGATCAACAGTGCAGCGACAGCTGCGCACCGGTGCAGAACGGCTACGACCCCGTCTGCACCCGCGTCGAGCGGGAAGCGACAAGTTCGGTCCACGTTTCCGGCTTCTGGATGCTGCAGCGCACCTGTGCCGACCAGGAGGACTTCCAGTGAAGCCGGAGATTCG